TAAAAGTAGTTGATACGGCGGCATCTCTCGCTATTCCTCCATTTGCAACATTCATATCTCTATATCTAAGAGCGTTATCAACAGAAGGGATTGCTCCAGGTGTTCCCCCGATTGTCACGGAATTCACATCAAATCTATTGTTTGTAACTGTAACAAGATCCCCACCCTCGTTTCCTACAGTTACTATCGTCTGATCTGTTGAGTCTGTTGTTGCATTGCTGTCACTAAAAGGCATTAACTCTTCTTCTTTCCTGGCGGCTTTTTCGGTGTTGAGATTAATTTAGGTTGCATTGGTGGTGGTGGATCAAACTTTGTTGGTATCTCTCTAAACCATATCCATGCAGCAGCAAATGCCAAGTGTTCTTCTCCTACTAACTTTCCCTCAAACTTCTTTAAGCAGGCTTCTATCGCCGCGTGATATTTCTTATCTCTGTCTGTCCAGTTTCTCATGTTGTTCCTATGTAATAACGGGAGGCCATAAAGACCTCCCGCTAATGATTATGTTATGCAATCTCCCATACTTTTAATTGAAGTGAGACGGCTGGCCCAATTGCAAAGATCGGTAAATCCTCGCCCCATTTCATTTCAATCTTCTCACCTTTGTGCAAGGTCCATCCTCTGGTAGCACCCGATGTCGTGATAGTGCCCGCATTACCGAGATATACTGTCCTAGCTGAAGCGTTCTCTAGCATGATTGTTCGTCTTCCACCAAGTGCAGACGATACTAATTCTGCTGACGTAGTCCCGACTGTTTCATCAGACAAAAGACTGCCGATATTAGGAGAGTCATTAATCCAAGTTCTTCGGTAAAGATCACCAAGCAAGTCATAACGGTCATTGGTTGCAGAAAGTGCGGTCAATGCTCCGCTTACTCCACGACCACCGATTTTAATTGGGTTACCGCTATCAGCAGCATCATCTGCAATAGAAGAAGTTAGATCGGCTGCCACCTTAAGCTCACCATCATCGTTGAAGACAAGAGGATGTGAGTCACCCGTAGCCGATACAGGAGAACCTCCTGCATCTTGGCGAACACCCATGATCGGAAAACCCACGGAGGTGAGACCAAAGGCACTATCCATTGTGGCCATATCAACAATGCTTGTCTCATCACCTACGGCAATAGAATCCTGAGTGTTAATAAGATCTCTGATATCAAGATCCGTTGCAGTTACTACGGCATTAATAGACCCGTCTCCATTAATGGCTAAAGTATCTGTGCCATCAGTGATCTGAGCATTTAAAGAACCATCTGTATTAATATCCAGATTATCGGTTCCATCCGTAATATGTGCGCCTACCTGATCCGATTCACTGATGCTTGTCGCATCCGTAGGATCGAATATAAGTTTTGATTTCCAACCTGACATGATTACGTCCTCCTATGACTATTGTTAGCTAAATTTCTCAACTTCAACCGTTATGTTAGGCACTGAAGATCCTATAAAGATCGTTTTTCCCGTGAAGCTTAAAAACTGTCTCGCATATACTTCCCCACGACAGACAGTAATAAAATCACCACTTGAAGAAGCCACCTCCCCAGTAACGTATGCTATCCTCAGTGTCGCACCTTTTATATTTCTGACCCTAATAATAATCTGCTTTAAATTGCTTGGCAATACACCCGTATCGAATTCAACAAATGCAACTCCTGGTGCTGTTAATATTGAAGTATCAACCGTAGTAGAGCCAGACAATGTGGCTGTAATACCACCGGATATAGTAGAACTTGACCAGTTAGCCACTAATTAACTCCACCACTTTTATTACACCAGACCCAGCAGCTAATATTCCGAAAATAGTAGCTGTATCAGTTACATCAAAGCGAGCCTCACCACCATCTGCTAACTCATATCCTGAGGTAGTTCCTGCTATTCGATCCGCTGTGACTGACGAATTAAATCCGATAAATAAAGTCGCTCCAGTAAAGTTTTGAATGGCAATGGCGTTTCGGTTGGTTGCGGCTGTTGCTGGCAATAAGGTGGCAGTTGTCGTCACCGTCAATGTTGTGACTTTACCTGTGTCTAATCCCTGCTGGGTAAATTCACCTTCTTTGACGGCAACATCAAGAGCACGCTTGTCTCCCGTTATGTCTGTTGACGTTATAAGATCCGCATCTGCGGGGGGGGATTTTTTGGTTAAATAACCATCTATTCTTGCCATTATTTCCGCTTATCAAAATAAAGCGAAACTTTAACGGTAGCACTAGGCGTCCCAGCTAATGTTATCTTTGCCCTTGCGTAAGGTAATAATTTTGAAATGTTAATCGCTTCTTGACCTGTTGAATTTACAACCTGTGTAAAGCTTGCAGCGACAACAAAACTGGAATTATCTGCTGAGTGTTCAATATCAACATCGACCGTAGTTGCTCCGTCGTTTACGCTTATATCTAGCCAAGCTATAAAATCAACTTGTGTGGCCTCTAGCGTTTTACTAGAGGCCGTAGTCGTTGACGTTATAGCCGTGGCATCGAATAATTGAATTAATGCAACGCTAGCCATGTTTTACACCACACTCGGATCATCCCAACCCCAAACTAAAATGTCAAACTCAACATCTTTAGCCGTTGTGCCATCTGTAGCATCAAAACCAAGAATATCAAATCCGGTCTTGGCTTCATTGGCACTAATCAATATGGAATCAGCAGTTTTGGATAATGCCAATATCAAGGGGATTCTTTCAAATGCCTGATTAAAGGTAAATGAATAATCACCTGTTCCATTATCAACAAATGTCATTTCGTTTCCGCCTTCAACAAATGCCGCTGTTCCAGTGCCATCAAATTTTATTGCAATAAGATGTGCTAATCGTTGCCTGCCTCTAACACTACGCGAGAATCCCCGCGTTCCTCTTCCATCTGCCATTTCATTCTCCTCTAGTTACGCACTAGGTGCGTGGTTAAAACCAAGGCTATGGATATATCCATAGCCTTGGCTATTTCCGTAAACAGACTTTTTAAGTCGATAGACCTGTGATCACGCCTTGGAAGGTTGGAGTAACAAACATCTCCAAGTACCCGCCGTAACGCGCCTCAAATGAATCGGTATCAGCCAGTCTCAAAAAGACAGTGCCGTCATCATCAAACCAACCGAAATCGGGTCGATGAAATATCTCAATCCAATTATCATTGAGAAGGTACACGCGGTCATCTTCAACAAAACGCTCCGCGAACATTGGAATCGGGCCGGCGGTGGACATAAATTCCACACCTTTAAAGGAGATTTTTCCTTTAAGTTCAGCAGAGCGTGGTTCAACGATGTATTGTTTCTGATCTTCTAGTAAGTTCAGAATTTTACGAAGTTGAATAAAACTCATCAAAATAAGGTTTGGAACCTTACCCGATTTTCTTTCAACCTCCAGCATTACCTCATTGAGAAGATCGGGAGTAATCCCAGATCCACCCGCAGCTTTTTGTGTGGCTTGCCAACGTCTTTGAACCGGAACCGTATAAAGAGTACCTGAACTAGCGTCAAGAGCACTCTTCAGTCCCTCGGGGTCATTTCCACTTGACCCTTGCATGAAAAACTGTTCAGCACCCGTAACAGGAGAACCACCAGACTTTGAACTCAACCCAGCAGATGTCCCCACTAACTTAACGGTGTTAGTGACTTCATCGTATTCGGTTACTTCAAGGTTGGTTGTTTCTGATTCAAAGTTCCAGAAATCCCGTTCTTCAACGTTTGCGTCTTTTTGGTCTGTTGCCAAAACGACAATAAATGGGTCTCCAGATGTTCCTGCTCCACTCACGTTTGTGCTATTGTCTCCTGTTGCTAATGAACCATCTCCCTCACCAAAAAGGATTCTAGACATGTTCCGCATCCAAGATTCCACACCACGTTGGACCGTGTGTTTTGTCATTCTAACAAACGCACCCTCATCGTTACTTGCAGCTTTGATAGCTTCACGTTCAATCTGAACGCGTGCATAGACTCTCTTAGCTGTCAATACGACATCTTCAACGTTTTGGAAGTTCGCAGTTGGAATACTCCCTGAACCTACGCCTCCAGCAAAACTGAGAGGTACGGGGAATTCCATTCTTTTACCTGTGAAAGTAAAGGATTTCTTTACCCTCGCAAGCAACACATTCGCAGAGTTATAAGTGTTGTCACTCAATTTCCCAAACTTGGTTTTAAACAAGTTTGAGACATTGGTTAAACTAAATTCAGCCATTTCTATCTCCTTTGTTTAATCAAATGTCATCCCATGTTAATGGGTCTTTATCTGGGTTAGCCGCCGTTGTCGTTGACTCAACCTTGACATCAGATTCTTTAATTTTTTGTCCTAGTTTTTTTTCTGCCGAATTTCCATAGACTTCTGTAGCTAATATCTCTAAGTCTTCGTTATTTAGTTTTTCTCTAACGACGACTTCTCTTAGAGCAAGTACAGTTTTGTCTTGGTCGGCTAAATCAGGAGATACTTTTTTAAGGACATCAACAACCCGCTGTGTTTGTTTTTGAATGTTGTAAACATCGCCAACTAACTCAGGTGTGATTTCTTCTTCTTTTATCTTACCTGACTTTAATATCTCATCATAAACTTTTACGAATTCCGGTTTGTCTATTTCAAACTCTTGCATAATTTTCTCAGTCCGATCAAACATCTCTGTTTGTTCTTTCTGAGTCTTGGTATCTGCCAAGTTACGCTCTTGTTTGCGACGCCAGTATTCGCCATCTTCTTTTGCATCTCTTAATTTTCTTTCATCTTCTGGAAGTTCAAGAAATGCTTTCGCGTCATCTCTGAACTTGGAGACCATGTCTTTATAAATTGTCTCTCCATCGGTCCCCATAGCGCCAGCGACATAATCGCAGAAACCGCGAAGATCATGGTCTTTAACGAGCAAGTTATAAGACGTGTCAACCATGTGTTGCAGCGAATGTCTTTCTGTCTGCAACTTCTTTTGTTCTTGACGCAGAACAGTCACTTGCCGATCTAAGTGAGTTTGGCCAGAATAACTCTTGAGCATTTCTTTGATCTGAACTTGCTCAATTTTCCCATTGATCTTAACGGGAACCAGAGTATTTTCCTGCAACTCAACGTCGGAATCACCGCTCTTTAATTTAATTAGTTTAGCTACATCCTTTTGTTTTGCAACAGCATCTTCTAATAGCTTGTCGTCGGCTTGGGTTTTGTCGTCCGTGGTTTGGGTTTTCTTTTCGCCATCACCGTCCTCTTTCTTGCTTTTTGTTTTAGTTTCAGTAGTTTGCGCTTCTTCTTCTTTGAATTGATCTTGTGCGGTCTTTTCTTCTTTTAGTTCATGGACTCTTTGCCGTACTGCATGATTTTCAACGGCTTCAAGATCATCAAATGAGATAGCAGACTCACCCCCTGCCATTTTAATGGGTTCCATTATTTGTGCTGTTTCAATCGGATTAGTTGTTTCTGTAGTTACAGATGTTGTACCTGGCATATATCCTCCTTGGTTTATGGTTAAATTGCTGTCGGTAGGGCTGGTGGTGCTTGAGCTTCTATGGGTGGTGGCGGAACATTCACCGGTTGTTGTAGTTCGCCGCCTTGCTCTGGATTAACTGGAAGCCCTGGTTGTTCAGTTATTTCACCGCCCAAGAGCTGTGTGGCAATCTCTTGAGCCTCAGTTTCTGCTGCTTCTTTTTCAATGTTTTCAATAACGAAAAAGACAGGAAACATAGGAAGAGTCCCAAGCTTCTCTAAAAGAGCCGGATTAGTTCTAGCTTTCTTTACTAAAAACATCTCATGCACCAAGACATGATTGATCATTTGTTCTTGTATCTTTTTAGGCATTTGATTTTTGAACGACCAGTCCTGAACGCCCTTCATATGAATGTCCCAATGCACAAGATGATTTTCATATTGTTCAGGAGGAGTCACAGCTGTCGATTGACCGCTTAGAATCTGTTCATTCTCAGCCTCAGCGTTTCTGATGGCCTTGGTTGCTTGGGATATAAACTTATCTGATTGAGCAAGATCTAATAAATCCAAGACCTGTGCTGGATCAAGCTGGCCGGGGAATTCTCTATTGATGTCTAAAAGGCTTTGAACCCTGGCAGACTTTGTTTGGGACAGTGCAGAAGCGTTCTGAAGCCTAATGTCATAATCTTTACTAAGGTGTGCTGCATCAAAGAATACAGTTCTCCACTGTTCATCCTTACCTATGACACGGATCATCCTTTTATCATCTGCGTTATAGTAGGTTCCTGCGACACTGATAGTCATAATGCCGACTTGTTTGATGAATTCATTGAACTTGAGGACGGCTTCATTTGATCGTTCTGATTCCTGTTCGTTTAGGAATTGAAGCGCAACGCCAGCGGTGATGCCTGGAGGAGGTTGACCTCTTGAGACACCAAAGATCCCAGAGATTTGTTGGAACTCTTCTTTAATCTGTGCTCTGAATTCAAACACTTCTCTAGGGGTCGGGTTAGATTGGACTAATTGGGGGGGGATTTGTCCTTTATATTCAACAAGGGTGATGTCATTTCCTAGTTGTCTATGGGTAACTGTGCCAACGGGAAACATCCATTTAGGATGAGAAACTAATATCTGATTCTTTAAAATGATGTTGGTTAGATTATTGTAGGTTGAAGTTAATACCTTTACTCTTTCAAAGAAACTATGACCATGAAGTTCTCCTGGATTCTCAAGATCGGTAATTCTCACACACGGTAAATTATGGTGATCATATGGGAATTCTTTATTTGAAATGATTACATCTGGAGTAAATATAATATGACGGCCAGAATCAAACATATCTGTCCTACGATGATAGAACTCCCACCATACGACTTCCTTTTGTGCTGGACGTAAAACCATTTTCTCAAAGTCATAAATCTGTACACCATTGGTTGCTTTAATCTCCGCTGCTTTTTTAGGGAATTTAGCTCGTAACTCCTCAATAGGAGTGACATGTCTTCTATAGATATAATCAACATCTTCAAAGCGTTGCTTTCGTTCTAGTAATAAATCTGTATTGAGAACAGTTTCATAATCAACTTCACCGGTTCTAAGAGGTCTATCCAAAAAGATAGTATTACCTTGGTCATCCTTTTGTGGTTTCCCACTCTCATCCATAAGTGGGGCCTTGCCATTGTTCTTATCTTTTACTTTCTTAAGCGCTTCAATGAGATCACCTTTGTCTGGATTCCAGGTGATAAATAGATATCCTTCACCCATTACAGACATATTTCTAACGATCTCTAATACCTTTTGGTTTTCAAAGTTATGGATATACCAAAGATGCTTTAAAAGAAGCTCTGTGATTTTAGCAGAGTTCTTGTCACCGAATTCATCATTGGTTGGGAGGATGGCTAGTGCTGGTTTGAACTTGATGAGTCTTGCGACTCTTGCTTGTGTGAGATCTGCGATGTGATTGACCACCACCTTACCCACAACTCGGGACCTGCTTTCTGTACGATCTCTGAGGTCACTTCGAGTCTCCTGAGATTGATACTGTATTCCTTTGAATAGCTGGAGGTTTCTTTCGAGTTGTCTGAATCTTTGGTCATTTTCATCTTGTATGAATGCTAACTCACCAGTTAGCCATTTGAGAACTTCTTTCTCATTCTTTGGATCATCAAGATCCATTGACCAGATGGGCTTTGTAGGTTGAGTTTGTGCTAAATCATCAAGATCTTCATCGAAAAATAATTGACCACCGACCATGGAAATCTCCTATTGAATGTTGTCAAAAGGGTCCTCCATAAGCTCATCAATCGTTTTCTCGTCAAGATCCTCAGGCTTCCTACCTTTAAGAGGGTCTACATAAGTAAAGCGATGTGTCGATTTTTGTCCTGCCTTTACTTCAATCCATATAAAGAAGTTAGACGCAATTAATAATAAAATCAATATCCAATTAAGTATGTCAAGATTCATCGTTTCTTATCCCGACAACAGAGAAACCTAACAATATAATGAATAGTCGCAGCACCGAAATAACCAATAAAAAAACTAATAACCCCGAAAATAGGCAATAGAAAGAATAACAATGGTTCAGCTTGGTTTATGATCTCTATCACTTACTAACCACCTTACTCCATACTGCAATCTTCTCACTGACTAGTGCGTCACAGAATGACTTTATTGTGTCATTCCTCCAGTGTTTCGGAAGAATGAAGGGCATGGGCTGCATTTGTCTCAAGTCCTTTAATAGCTCAAATACTGAACTTAAAGGGAGATGCAACTCTTCTTTATTCGACTTGTTCGTATTCTGAGATTGAGTATGATCCGTCGTCTTGGAATTCTGGGAAGTCGTCATTGATTCTTGCTCCTCTAAAATCGTCATCTTTAGCTTCAACATATTCTTTCTTTTCTTGCAAGTCATAATATGAAGCGTCCAGGATATATCTGAAACAATCAATTAAATGGTCGTTTTTCTTAGGGATCTTTCCATTCTTATCCTTCCGGTAATGGTCTAACTCCCAGTAAAAGTTCTTAGCTCTATCTGAAATATAAAGCTTACCGCCTAGCATTATATCTTTAATCTGTGAGAGTCCTGATATCTTGTCGGACTTGGCTTTATGCGTTGGATGAAGGTTTTCACCAAACTCACTTATGATTTCATTATTGAACCATGTTTCAGCTTCATCATAAATCTGATTCCATTGTTTGTTTCGGTAGTAAAAGAGATCATCACGCATCTTGAACATTTTCTTTCCAATGCGTTTGACAGTCATGTCCTCTTGAGACTTCTCGTAGATCTCATCTAGGACAAACCATTCTCTCGTGTAGGGATTAACCGCAGCAAACAATACACCGAAGCAAGTTGCAGCAGCAGGATCAGCGCATAAATACCAGTCAAGCTTTCTTTTGTCTCTGTAAATAATACGAATAAGGTCATCATGATTGAGCACCATTGCAGAGTTAAGCATAGGAAATATTTTACTTGCTCCTCCTTTAACTTTCTTTGCTTCATACTCTCGTTCATAACTATCTCCTTCATTTCTGTCGTATAACCGTTTCTTTTCTTCTTCAAGCCATTGTTTATCAATGTATGGATTTTCTGAAGTGGGAGCTTGGTAGTAAAACTTCTTATCGTTACTTATGTGTTCTTCAGCTTCTTGCCAAAAGAAATGATCATCTTCTTCAGGTGGAGTACCAATGAAAAAGCAAGGAGCATTATAGACAGAAAGATTAGGTCGCATGGCTTCCATGAACTCAGGCTTATGGTCTTTATATTCCTCCATGATAAGAATGTGTGGCTCTACACCACGATAAGCTTCATGGTTATCTGATCCATCTAGCTTAATAAATGAACCATTCTTAAAATTGATTCTAAGCTCTGAGTTATTGAAAGAAGTAATCCATTCTCTAGGTCCGAAGTTCTGAGCACGACGGTTAGCCCAGATAATCTCTTTGGATTGTTTGAAGAATGGAGAAATATAATAACAAGAAGAGTTTGGATAAGACTGTGCCCATCTCCAAAGACAATACAGAATCAGGTCTGTCTTTCCCCACTTCCGTCCACATTGAATAAAAAAGGACCTAGTGTCTGAATAAAAAAGCTCAATCCCCGTTCTTACTTGTCCCCGGTGTGGTTTCCAATGCAGACCCGTTAGAGTCCCCTGTAGTAATAGCGAGCTTTGTTTTGTCATAAAATGGATCTAGCTCCAGAAGTTCCTTGTAAGTTGGAACAGAAACAGCCTCTTTCATTTCCACATTTTGCTCAATCTCTATATCCTGTTTATCTTTCCAGCCAAACCGGTTCTTCATGTTGAAGATCCAGGCAGTAACATTGCCTTCCATAGCCATTTTACGTCCAATATCTTCCCAAAAGAATTCAGAACAAGCTTCGCCTCTTTTTTTGGCAAGTGAAAACTCGGAATACTTTTTAACCCATTGCTGTATGGTGCTGGTTGTCACACCAACTTTACCAGCAAAAGACTTAAGAGAATAGCCATCCGTCATATGATCAAGTAGCAGTTTGCAATACTCGGATTTATATTTAGTGGGTCTTGCCACTGGTTTCCATATTCTTTTTAGTAAGACCGGCCAAACAAGTAAGGTCTTTCACTTTCAAGTCTTTTAGTCTTTCATGGACATCTTCCGCGATCTTATTGGCTATAATATTAACTGTGACTTCATGAATGTAGTCATCTTTTACATCAACTCCATGAGACTCTTTAATTCCCGTTACCAAGGCACAATAGATGAGTTCAGCCTTACTCTTAAAAGGAACGACTTTATCTGATTCTTGTTCTTTTATCTGTTCACCCATTATGATCTTAATTTATCCATTGTTTTGCGAAGTGCATTCTTTTTCTTTTTGGGGATCTTAGCGCCTCTTGCTTCAGCCTTATTTAAAGAGACTTTAATCCTTTGGGCCTCTCCACCTTTAAACCGTTCTCCTTTAGTCTCTCTAAAGGATTGAGCAACTAAACGCATTGACTTGTTATTATGTCCAGCCATCTCATCCTTAAAGACACTGGACCAAGCAACAGATTAAGGAAGGTATCACTTGGCCCAGCTGAGCTTATTTATGGATCATTCACTTACCGTAATTTACAATCTCAAACAATTTTAACAATGTCAACAACGACACATATTCAACCTCTATCATTGTTAATGGGGGGGTCTAACTCCAAGAAAACAGCCATAAAAGGTACAGAAGTGTACCCAGATCAGACTATTTCTTAGATGTCAAAAATCTATGTTGTTTTTTTTGCCAGATAGATTTTCTGGCTATCTATTTGATCTTGCTGAATAAACAGATAAATTAGGCATTTTTACTCTATTTTATTGTAGGACATTAAATGATATGCAATGCATTAAGTATTACTTGATTTAATGTGTTAAGTACTGTAGTCTTTAAGTATGAAAGGGAAGGGTGCAGCAATGATTGAACTAAATAAAGAACAAAAACAGGTATTAATTAAGGTCTTAAACACTGGAGCTAAAGGTCTCCATTACAATGAATTGGATCATCAAGAGATTGTGGTTGTATTTCATTTAATCGGTATGCAATTCATGACATTTGAGAGCAATTATTTCTATATAGCGCCAATTGAAAAAGGAGCGGCATAATGAACCTTAAAAAATCATGCGAACTAAAAGAAATAATAAAATCAGAATGCACAGACATTTTATGGGCGATCAACAACATGTATGTTTTGCGACCTAAAAATCATAAAATTGGTGAACCTAGACCATGGCAAGTATGTGCTACATTCAAAAAAACAGGCACACATATTAAATTTCGTTCATTTGAAGAATATGCAATTTTCAAAAAAGCTGAAGAAAAGGAAAAGAAATGAATAAACAATATTTAATACTTGCAATAATCATACCACTAATAGGTGGTTGTGGACTAAAGATACCTAAGAAGATCGATCTAAGCGACATCTTCGTTACTGAGGACGAAACCTCAGAGGATGCTGGTGACACGGCGGACATCGGTTCTGAAGGCGGTACAGACACATCCAAGCTGACCTGTCGTAAGTCTAAACTCATAGGCACCTGGGTCAATTATGACGACTATGATCAATTTTATTATCTTGAGTTTGAAGAGGATTGCTCTGTTGTCTCTGCTTATTGCCAGGATACTTACCTGATGAGTCAAAACAATAATGATAAGACAGGTGAGATTAAACTTGAGGTGATGAGTGAACCGGTTGATGCGGGTTGTTTTGAAAAAGGAGTGCATGACTGTAACTATGGTCGTCAAGGGAATCTTCTTTATTTGTCATGTGATGGTGAAGAGGAACCAGAGACCTTTTATAAAGTAGGCTTCTAATGAAAACAATCGGCTTCAAATTACCAGAAGACACTTGGAGAAGTCTAAAATTCCATTTCCTTGATACCGGACAAACTTGGCAGAGTTACCTAAGTGCGTTAGTTGAAAAAGAGATGAAAGAAAGAGAAGAGACACAGGAGGCTTCATAAAATATATCAGCTTGACAGCCTCAAACTGATTGACAAAAAAGACCGCTTTAGTTTATTCTCAAGCTTCAGTGAATGGAATCAGCCTGAAAGCACTATAACTCAGGCAAGGGCTTAGGGGAAAGACTAGGCGGTCTCGTTGACAGGGGACTAAAAAGAGAGTTCTGGAAACACGTTCACTTGCACTGCCAAGGTGAACCGTACTGGGATGGATTCATGTTGAGCTTAAAGCTTTCAATTTAGAGAAACCATTTAGGCTTATGTGAGTCCGGGGGGAAGTACCATTTCCAGCCGGGTGCAAGAGGGACGAAAGCGGGGAGAAATCCGAGTGAATTGGGATGAACACGTACAAAAGATAGCGACGATTGGAAGATTACATAAGAACAAGATTATTAATGATCGTCTAACTATTAAATTAATGTTGAAACAAGCGTATTTGTACAACTTTGGTTCACAAGCTAACACAAAGGCTGAAGGCCGAGATGAGCGGGAATCCGCTGACTCATCGCCTAGAGACTTAAGTACCTAAACAAAAGTTAACGCCCGTCTTTAGCGGGGCTTGAGTGTTAGTTGCAGTCGCTGATCTATAACCACATTGCAAAACCATGCATCTGTGGTAGGTAGGGGGAATGGGAAAGTTTTATTCAAAAGGAGTGGATCATGATTAAGAAGGCAACAAGTAAAGAGTTTGATAAAGTGAGAAAACATATCTTAAGTCTTGAAACAGAAATGCACGAGTTTGATGCTAATCTCAAATCCGCAGCTCAAGCTGCTTTATTACTTCTTTTACACAAGAAATTAGATGAAATCATTGACTATCTCAATGAACAGGTTAAGGAGAAGGAAAATGATTCAGAAGACAGATAGAGAGGCTTTATTAAAAGATCTAGAGAATTATGGGAATAAAACTGCCATTCTTAGATTACATAAAACACAGTGTGAGATTATCGATTATCTTAATGAACAGTCTGAAGAGAACATCAAGGTGTTGGATATACTCGAACAAAATTTAAAATAATCCAAAATAATTCTTGCTAATTTAAATTCCCCCCCGTAAGTAAAATAAATCAATCAAAGGGAGGGAATAATTATGGATACAAACATGGTCACGTTAGTTGGAGATCTTGGAAGAGATCCTGTAACCCGGGAAACTAAGGTGGGAAGCGTTACTAACTTCACGCTTCGCACCAGAGATGGGGAATACTCACAATGGCATAGGGTCGTTGCTTGGCAATCTCTTGCGGAAATCGTAAGCGGGTCTAAAGAAGGAGACAGATTCAGTATTCGAGGAAGACTCCAAACAAGGAAATGGGTCAATAAACAAGGTGTTAATCAATATACAACAGAAGTCATTGCTGAAGCGATTGCTCCTGAGATGAAAGAAGTTAAAAAACCAGCAAAGAAAACCGCTCCAGTAAAAGAAGCTTCTTCGGAACCGGCGTTCACAGAAGACGACATCCCATTTTAACCAGGAGAATCACATGTCACAAGAACATTACACGTGTTGTCAGGTTTGCGGGAAGTTAACCGGTCATAAGAGTGCGTACTGCTTTGATTGCAGGGGTACTCCTATCTGTAAAGAAGAGCGATTCTTAACCGCTTATTTCAATTGGGTTAACTTTGATGTCGGCGGAGAATTTGACTTTGCAAAACAAAGAGAAAAAGAATGGAGATGGCAAGCCTATTGCCTGGCTAGAGATGGAGTAGAGAAGACTCTGGTTTACCTAACTTCTCAAGGCGATATTCCGAATATAACAATGGAATTTAATAAAGAGAGGATTGAAAAGAATCGAGAGAAACGGGTGAATTATATCAAGCACCTCAATAGATATTTGGTACATAAATTAAATGGAATGACATTCCAATAAAAGGGAAAAAAATCTATGGGTGGGAGACCAGGAATTAGTAATTCGACGACATTTCAATTAAGAAACTCTGGGATAACAAACCATGATTCTCCTCATTTCTCTGATCTCATATCTGATTCAAGAAGAAAATATGGAGCTTTTTGTACTTCCGATTCTTGTACTCGTTACAAAGATATAAAAGGAAAAACATATCACAAATCAAGAGTCGAAAAAAGGAGTGTTGAAGTAAATGTAATCAATTGTCCTGATTGTGGTTTTGCCTTGGTTTGGAGAGAATATAAGGAATGAAAATATGATTGAGATAATGATTTTCATAGCTCTGGTTATCTTCTTCTTCATTCCATTTGTGAATCTGATTGCCATTTATCGTCTTTATAAAAGAGTGAATAAATTGGAGGGGAAATGGATAACGAAGAACTAACTCGACTGCAAAAGCTGTGTGATGAGTTCAATAAGGAACCAAGACTATATGATAGGTCCCCTCTTGAAATAGCAATATTTTCTAAACACTCTCGTGCTGCAATGCCTAAGCTGATTGCTGAGGTGAGACGGTTGAACTCTTGGAAATCGATTGACACTGCTCCACGGGATGGAACTAGAATACTTTTGTGGCTATCAAAACATGATATAGCTGTATCGGGATTGTGGGAATTACACGATGCTGAAACACTAGATGGCCATGAACTTTACGATTCTTTCTATGACTGGTTTATCGACAATGATCTTTATATTATGGATGATCCGAGTGAATATCCTTCACATTGGATGCCATTGCCGGAAATTGATAAATGACTAAAGACGAATTAAACAAACGCCTGGATGTGTTGGCTAGACAGGTTTATAAAGATGCAATGGAGCATTACTCGGGATTGAGAGACAAAGGTAATTTCAAGCAGGGCTTTTATGCCTGTGCAGAAATTCTTTTGCCTGAGAATGAACGGTTGAGAGAGGCTTTAGAGTTTTATTCTGATAAAGCTAGCTATGGAGAAAGTCGTTTGGTAGGTGGCCCGGAAGATCCCGATGTTTCATTTTTTAATGACGTAATGGATGACATGGGGGAAACAGCACGTGAAGCACTGGAGGGGAAGGGATGAAGATGGAATACACATGGGCGATGCCGAATAAATGGACATTTGAAATTGAACCGATTAAAAAATTTATTGCTAGATATTTGATTCAAAATGCTTATTGGATTGATCCCTTCTGTGGCAATTCTAAATTGGCAGCAATTAGAAATGATTTATGTGATCCATCAGCTGAAGATTCCCATATATGGCTAGATACATTTAAAGATTACCAATTTGATGGAGCTTTTTTTGATCCTCCCTATTCGATGGAACAGGTGAAACGATCATATAATTCATGCGGGTTAAAATATTGGCAAAAAGAACACGGCAATCAATCGGGAAACTTTCCAAAAATTAAAGACAAGCTTTCTCAAATAGTAAAACCGGAAGGGTATATTTTATCTTTTGGGTGGAATAGTTCGGGTATGGGGAAAAAACGAGGATTTATGAAAAAGGAAATTTTATTAGTGGCGCATGGTGGTAATAGACATGACACAATCTGTATTTCAGAACAAAAAATACCGGTTGAGAAATGACAACACTTGCAATCATCCTCATGCTTAGTGCTCATTATTTAGTAGTAGATCGCTTGATGAATTTAATAGGAGGGATGTTTGAATGATCACACGTGAAGATTTTTATAAGCTTAGAATTGGGGATAAGGTTTATTTTGAGGGTGATGAGTGTTTTATAAATTATCTTCAAATAGTTGATCACTGGTTTAGAGTTCAAATACAAAATAAGAATTCTATAATAGAAACAATCAGAATATCTAACAAGGATGAAATTTCAGAATTTCATCTTACTCTCCCTAAAAAGAAAGAGCGATATTGGATATGGGCCGTGTGTCTTTCTGGTGGAATATATGTGCAGTCTAATAGTTATCTTAATGAAGCAGGTAAAGATACAATGGGGTGTGGGTATCATAAATCCTGGGATACGATGAATAAAGAAAAACGCGAAAATGATTGGATAGAGGTTTAAAATGAAACCAGGAATAGAATTAGACGCATTGGTAGCTGAGAAGGTGATGGGGCATAAGGGCACAAAATATTATATTGCCACATCTGATGGGGGTAAAAGTTGTGCAATGTCCTGTTTAGACAAGAAAAAGGTCGAAGATTGGGTTAACTCCACTACAGACTACACGCTACAAGAATGGATATTCTATAAAAATTACTCCACCGACATCGCAGCAGCATGGGAAGTGGTGGAGAAGTTTGATCAGTTTGTTATACAAAGGAATTCACACAGTTTTCATTTCAAAGGCTGGCTAAATGATAAATTTGTATCTGAACCTATGAATAAGTCAGCCCCACATGCAATCTGCCTAGCATCTCTGAAAGCAAAAGGAGTTGAAATAGAATGAAAAGAAGTAAGCGAGCGTTTTACGCAAAGTTGCCTGTTCAAGTAGTAGCCTTTCAATGGTTTGCACATGATTTAGAAGAACCCGAGAATGATTTAGTAAGGTATTTTAGGCGTCCCGATGTTTGTGGACCTACTAAATGCAAGAAGTGTGAATATATTTTTCATAATCATGGATGGATAGACACTGAGGAAGGTGGACATATTGTTTGTCCAGGAGATTGGATTATTAAAGGCATTGCAGACGAATTTTATCCATGTAAACCTCGAATATTTGAAATTACTTACAAGAAAGTTGAAATAGAATGAAAAGTTTAGGAGGAAAAATGGATATAGACAATATGACGGTAGGCGAATTTAAAAGCTTGAAAAGTTTATTTTCAGGTTCAACACAACACACAGGAGCATTTGAAGATCGAAATGGTACAAGGCAAATTGCCATTTTACAACGGGGATGGGTATATGTTGGTTGGTTTCACCAACAGGGAACGTCTTGCAAATTGACAAACGCATCATGTATTAGATCTTGGGGAACAACAAAAGGACTAGGCGAATTAGCACAAAACGGTCCCACATCAAACACAAAGCTAGATACATGCCCAGACATTCAATTTCATGAATTAACCGTGATTTGTTTAATGTCTTGTGAGGATTTAAAGTGGAACAAATCCAAATAGGAGAAGAATCTCAAAATAGCCTTGGCTATGGCGATGGCAATGGCTATGGCGATGGCAATGGCTATGGCGATGGCAATGGCTATGGCAATGGCTATGGCGATGGCTATGGCGATGGCTATGGCGATGGCAATGGCTATGGCAATGGCTATGGCTCTGGCTCTGGCTATGGCTATTAAAAATTTACTCTTCGGAGTAAGTCTCACAGCGGCGTGGAGGGAATCCTGGTTCAAGGGTAGTACCAACATGCAGTACCCACCTACGGTGACTGATGGTGAGGAAAATAAGGCGGTCACCTGTGAGACAAAAGTTTGAAAGGAAGGAAAAATGATTCAATATCGAATACCTAAACATAACAAGAAAGAATGGACTCTCGCTGATGATTCAAAAGATTGGAACAGAAAGGGGCCTGAGAATACGGATGCTGAGATTGCCGCTGACCATTTTTTTTATTGTAGAGATGGATGGGAGAGTTCTGGTCGTGGACCATTGAAAATAGAAGTTAAGGTGAACAATAAAATCAGGCTTTTTTCCGTTCGGATTGAATTGCGACCTGAGTTTTATGCTCGTTGTATAAAAGTTTAACAATGGTATCGGATGGTTGGCACGGGGAGAACGTGTGGTTTGACGGCTATGTGATTTAAATGGGCTTATCAACCCAGCCAGCTTTACTTCCTTTTATCCTTGCGTCTTTAACGTCTTTTAATCTAAAGAGACTATTTTGGAGTGTGCTATACTTAAAATTTTTCAAAAAAGGTGTATATAAAATGATACAAAACGCTGATCCTTTATGGCTATTAAAGAAAGTAAAAAGCAATGCGCTGTATCATGATTTTACTGTAGAAGGATTACTCGGACAAAATGACAATGGTATTCTATTTGCCACAGAGTTCTATTGGGTCTGTCATCATCATGGTTTAATAGATGATAAGGATAATATCCGTTTTAAACGTGCTGTTAAGCTCTTAGAGCGCGATTCTGACATAGGTCCCACTGAAACCATTAAAGGACTCTATAATCGTCGTCACGGGCTAAATACTGTTCCTGAGGCTTTTGACAATTATGTGGGGATTATTGCCGGATCAATCTTAAGGCAAGAGGAATATGGAGAAACGCTACATTTCCCTTTGGATATTTATGCCTATGGTTCTGCTAATAACTGGATTTATGACAATGTGCGTGGAGATAATACAACTGAAAAAATAGATGCTACAAGATGGCGCAATCCCAGTGAACAGGCTTTTTATATCTTATCTGCTATGAGATATCTTGAACCTAACATTCTTCAATATGTTTGGTTTTTTGTGGCAAACCTGTATTCGGCCATCGTTGACATGAGGTTCTCAAAAACCTCTAATCTGAAGCTATCCTATTTGAGATTCAAAACGCTTGATCTTCGTATTAGCAAAAAAAGAATCACAAATAGAATCTTTATTGCTGCGTATAAAATATTGAAAAAGTTCTGGTTAATCCGTCTTCTTAATTTGACAGATGGCAAGGGGATGGAAAAAATATATGATGTCTATTTCCCCTCCGAGCACGCAATTCCATTAATGAGTAAAGGCTTAATTTATTGAAAAATGTTGATGCCTTTTTTTATGATAAGGCCAAAAAGCTTTGGAATAGAATATTAGGTGAACCTGACAGCGATGACCAACCTATGATACAGTTAATCAAGGACGAATTAATTAGAGCATATCTATTAAACAAAGGAGATGACAAAAATGGCTGAACTTAAACAACCACTCAAAAGCAAAGGTGCTCCTGGTGAACCATTACCGGGCGCTGGGAAAAGCTCAAGTCTTTCTGCTCAAGCACCAGAGGTAAAGACAAAGGATGCATCGCAGTATGGCAACTTGAAAAAGCAACCCATAAGCGAGTAAAATAAATCACATGGATTGATCGAAAGATTGATTCAAACCGATATCATTTAAAGACAGATTTCAGGGATGAGGTCTGTCTTTTTTTATTGACTGCTTTTTTTTTATTGATTAATCCCTATCTCAAGATCAATTAATTCTAGTGAAGCAGGGGTTACAATCATGATAATTGGTAGAGAAGCAGAAGCAAAACTTAAGGCACCATTTCCAGAAGAAGATGTCTTGTGGAGAGTGTTGCGATCAGGATCTTCAGCTAAAGGGCCTTGGGTTCAGGTTGTACCTTATGTTGATGCACGTGCCGTTGAAGATCGTTTAGATGAAGTAGTGGGTCTTTGGGGATCATCTACAAATTCAACAGAATGCACAAACGGAATGCTTTGTCATCTCGTTCTTATAGAACCAGAATCAAAAACTATGGCCCAAAAAACAGACGGTGCTTCTGAAACTAAAATCGAAGGATTCAAAGGCGCTCAATCTAAATCAAAAGTAAGAGTTGGAAGTTCTTGGGGTATTGGCCGTTATTTATATAAAGTACCTAGAACTTTCGCTAAAATAACACAGAATAAACAAGAAGCATCGTCTTCTGTCGAGATTGACAATAAATGGGTTCATTGGTTAAAGCCCAAAATGGATAAAAAGTTCCTTCCGGTTGAGAGACCAAAAAGCGACCAACCGGTTGCTAAAACCAAAACCAAATCTAACAAAAAAACTGCGTCACCTCTTGACCGGAAGGGATACACCAAAGAAGTTAAGGATAAAGAGGAAACCATTCCAACCAAGACACAACTTTTTGATTTTTTTCAGATGGTCAAAAAAAGCAAGTGGGAAGCAAAAGACGTTAAAGATTTTATGAAAAAAAGATTTGGTCTTCTTAGGACAGATCAACTTAGCCTTAATCAATTGGATGAAATCACTGGTGTCATCCTTCATCGCAGTCCACAAGATGCCAATGCCGAAATGAATGATTTTGGATTAAATTAGGAGATATTATGCCGATTCCATATATGAATGCAGTCAAAGACCTCCATTATTGGTGGACTAAAGACAGAGACACCAATATAAAAACAGCTAGACTTGAGTCTCTTTTTTATGAGAAATATCACAGAGAATCAAACGAGAATAGAAGAAGGCTAAGAGAGAAGTTCACCTCAGAAGCAAGAGCCTATACTAACTTTGAGGCTCATCCTGATAAAGAAGTCTTCTTTGCTAATAACGGACTAGAAGTACAGGCAGACCCAGTACCTCAATCAAAACCTAATAAAAGGAAAAGAGGATCTATTTATGACAGACAAGTCAATGGATAAAGGCGTGCAGATTGGACCATTTGGACATATGAAATTTGCTTCAGTAGAATCTTTTTCTAGTGATGATTTATGTAGAGAAATAAATGACGTAAGTCTCGATGGATGGTCTGTTTATTCTATTCATACCAATGTATCACTGGATGACAGCGACAGCGATAACGGTAATAATACTACTGTTTATTGCGCTTTCCTTCAACGCTTTGAATATGATGACGTTAAAAATGACAAATAGAACGCCCTGCCCTAGTTGCAGACTCAGTAAGAAAATATCAAGTGAATTAAGGGTCATTAGAACCGACACACAAAGTAAGTTTAAAACATGTACTCTTTGTCACGGGTCAGGGTATATAGACACAGAACAGCCAAAAAAGGCGATAGATGCGGCTGTCATGGCCTTTAAGGCTGGTTTTGGTAAGAAGCCCACCACTGCATGACTTCCTCAAGAGAACGAGCCACAAAGGCTACTCCTCCTCTTTTTCTGATTTGTGTCAAAAACTCGCGTTGATCTTTTGTTGGATAACTCTTTGGTTTTTTAACTTCTATTGCTAACCATGCTCCATCGTCCAAGCAACCCAAGATATCAGCAACACCCTTTTTACAAAACTTAGGCATTGCTCTATATCGGCCTCGGCTTTTATCGTAAATAGGTGTATTGTTAGTTCTCCAACAGTAGATCTTTTTTAAAGCTAGATACTCTAATATTTGATTTTGAATCTGAGATTCTTTGACTATTCCCAATGACTTTATCAAGTTTGTTTTCAATGCGGTCTAATCTCCTAATGATGTCTTCTTTTTCCCTAATAGTTATAAAATTAGAATGAGCATAAACAAGCGCTGTAAAAATAGCAGAATTTACCGCTATGCCAATGATTAAAATTGTACTCACCCGTTTTTGCATTGGCTTCTCGCCTTTCATTGTTTGCAGTATTGCAGCAAAGTATGAAAATGTTGAGCTTCTAAACAGACCACACCATCAGCTTCATGAGGCAACAAGAACTTACTATCACAAATAAAGCCGCCATCCTGAAAGGAATGTATGCACAGAGGCACATCAGGAGGCGGCCCTTTTGTTGTTGCGCACGCAGTCACAAAGAACATACTAAAGACGCTTAATAAGATCTCTAATTTTTTTAGCGGCTTTCTTTTTGGCTGTTTTTGTTTCTGCATTATTTAAATCATTGAATACTTTTGTCGCATCCTCAAGGTATTTTTTTGTCGATCCCTTTGTCGCCTCTGAAATGAACCTAGAAACTGCTTTAAACAATTCATATAGAAGAGGGATCTTTAAGATAAAATCAGCTATCATCTTCATTTTTTAGAGAATTGTTTCACAAAATCTACTATTTTCTGCAATGTTTTCTCAGGTTCTTTACCAGGAATCAATGCGGATACTGCAATGACTGCAAGCATTGTAGCCTGGAAAGCCCCCAACATCTCCATCCAATTCGCTAGAATCCAATTAATTACGTCCATTGAACACCTCCAAAATGGCCTAGTTTTACATAACTAGGCATGATTATTGCCTGTAAATCTGATCTCGCCTTTATTAGCTTAATTCTAACCATAGCGCCGCGTTTTGCAGCATCTTTTTTTGTTTTAGTTGTGGAGTCTCCTCCTCCTGCTTCAATCATTTGACTTTTATTGATACACCATCCCACATGTGTGATCTTAGGAGTTGCTGCGCCATAAAAAGCCAATGCACCAAGACCATGTGCGTTCCATGATCCATTTTTAGAGAAATAATCAAAAAGAGCTTGTGCTGTTTGATCTCCCCTTGGGTCTGCTCCTGCCATGTCTAAGATACATTGAACAAAACCAGAACAATCAAAACCCTGTAAAGCATTGTTGCCTCCCCATATGTAAGGGATGCCTAGATAATGAAATGAGGCTTCTTTTACATCTACAAGACTCATTAAATCTCTGATTCCCTTCTATTTTCAACAAAGTCAGTAACCTCATCCATTCGTCTAACGGGTGTGCTTTTTTTCCTGAAAAACCTTTCCGGTGTTTTTGGTTCTATTTTTTCTCCACTAAATATTAATTTGTCAATGTTTTTTACTCTGCTCGTGTCATTTAAATCTCTTAGCATTTGTGCTTTTTCAATATTAGTAATGCTATCTGATATTTCAATTTCCCTTCTCATCTCGGCTCGTTTTTCTAGCGGTATTTCTACTGGGTTTTCATCTTCTCTTGTAAAAGATCGTTTGAAGCTATCAGCTAAAAACTTCCTTCCTTCAGGAGGAATGTCAATAAGATTGTTTATTTTTCTAACCGTTGGAATCCCTTTTATTTTTGCAACTCCTAATATCATATTCTTAGCAGTCCTTGGCCCGAAACGTCTAATCATAATCCCCAACATCGCACCACCTGCACCACCGAATCCAACACCGGTTGCTCCTCCTCCTAAGCCAAGCAAACTTCCGGCTGTTAAAAATGTCCAAAGGTTTACATTCTCAGATGATGCTCTTAAAAGTTCCTGGTCGAATTCAGACAATAGTCTTAAGCGATCAGCCATTGCTGCAAACTTTGTGTCGCTAACATTTTCCAATGTGAGTAGTATTTTTTTGTTCTGTTCTGTGGTTCTACTTACAAGTCTTCCGAAACGATCAGAAAAATTAAGATCATTCCAACTCTGGAAAAAATCAGTGACTTCTTTTGCTTTTTGTACTCTGTCAAGACTGATATTATTTTTAGCTGCAATGTCTAGAAGCTTTCTATCTGCTTCTGATTTTATGGGTTTACCAGCGCGCTCGACAGCACTGAGTACTTTTTTAGGGGTTCCCAATTCTTTTGAGATTTCTTTTATCCATCTGGTTTGAGAAGAAACAGAGGACATTATTTCCGCGTATTTAGGTACACCTGTTTTTGGACTCTTTAGGAAATTATCAATGTTTTTCCTGGCAGCAAAGAGTGTGCTTTCGGTTCTTGTGGGCTTTCCACCCATCGCTATACTAACCTCCCCTATTTCAGAATCAAGGTCTTGTATGATTTCTTTTAGTTGTACTGCTGTAATCTCACCATTATCATCAACGGCCTTAGTTGCTTGAACGTCATCAACGAAGTTTTTAAGTTTACTTCTGGCATTAGATACAGCAAGCCCACTTCTTCCGGTTAGGGCTTTTGATGCTCGATTCATTGAGGACAAGACATCTTGGAGCTTAAATGTCTTCCCACTCTTTGAAAGAATGTCAAAAGCTTCTGAGCTTTGATTACTGAGTGCTTGAGAGGCTTGATCGATTGATTCCGAAACCTCCACTGCTATTTCTTGTATGGTTTCTTCTTTTGAAGACCTTAGTTTTTCAATTGCATTTTTTGCTTTTTCTTTGATGATGTCAATGTCCTCGACATCCACTACTTCATCTGCTCTTTTAAAGAGTTCCTTGATTGATTTTCTTCTAGTTCCAGTAATAGTCGCTAAAGTCCCGATTCCGATCTCTTTTATTCCTCTTGTAACTCCTCGAAATGCTATACCTGCTGCTGGAAGAATCGCACCCGCACCCGCAGCTAAAGGGAGTCTTGTAATCGCCTCCTCTGGTGTCACCTTACCTGTTGCAACTTCTGCTGCACTTAACGCCGCCTCTTCTCCTACAGCCTGAACAGCGGGTCCTGCCACTCTGCCTACTACTGGAAGCTCTGCTGCTGCCCTTCCCGCTCTTGTTGCTCTAACAGCAGCCCCCCCTGCTCTTGCAAGTGCTCCAGCGGGTCCTGCTGGTGTAACAAGACCTGCTATTTCACCAACCGTTGCAGCAATAGGAGCACGCGCTTGTTCTTCTTCAATTACTTGTCTAAAAGCAGGGGTTAATTCTGCAACTCTTTGTTCAAATGCGGGGTTAGGCCCGAATCTTGGGGACCCAGGTTGCAAACCTTCTTCGCCTGCTCTTTGTCTTGCTCTGATATCTGCTTCTGCCTCAAGAGAGAGCCCGAAGGTAGCTCCAGATACTGCTCCCCGCACACCTGCTATCGCAGCTTCTCCTATATCTTGAGCAGTAGTAGATGGCGGTTGGGCTAATTGTGCTTGTTTTTGCCTGACTCTTAAAACCTGTTGTTTTTGTGTGATTCGTTCTAGCTGATTACCATTGGCCATTATCTACCGCCTAATTCGGAATCTAACTGTTGCTCTAAGAGATTTAACTGTTCAGTGGATAATTGTGCTGGATCAACAGTTGTTAAATCGGGTTCATCAGCGGCAGCAGGTTGACCACCTAAAATACCACCCCCACTTGGTTGTTCTTGAAAAGCAGGAATAATAACTTCTCCCTCAAATTTCCTAAAAGGAGTAACATCAAAACCAGCCTTTTTTAATGCCGCTAAATCACCTTTTTGTTTTGCAACTAAAAGCCTTCTGACAACGGCTAGTTTATTTATTGCTAGATCTTGTGTATCTGTGACTTGTGGAAACATTTTTTCATATTTAATCTCGTCTTCTTTTCTTAAAACTCCAGCCTCCATATATCGACCAAATTGCTGCATTGATGCTTTTAAGTCAGCTTGAATGGTTTTGGTTTTTGTTGCGAATGGACTGATTGCAAGTAGTCCCGTTACTGGACCGAAAATATCACCGCTACCTAAAATTGTATCTTCAACAAAATCCAATGTTCTTGGGATTTGTGATCCTTGCTGTATTAGTAACACATCTTTAACAGATAACTGCCTTCCGCTTGCTTGCTTGCTTGCTTTTACAAATTCTAATGAAAAATCTTGAGCCTGTTTTTTTTCTTTAAGCGCCAGTCCTCTATCTTTAATATCTAAGGCTTCTTTTTTTAATCCGAATTCTTGAGCTTTTTCTGCAGCCTTTTGTTCTGCATCTTTTTCTAATATCTCAAGCTTTTTATCGGCGCGTTCTTGTATTATTAATGCCTCTTGTTGTTGTTCTATATTCTCAATTCCTGAAAGACCAGCCCGTGCCCCTACTGCCCCACCAGCAGCACCTCCAAAAGCAGCACCTAAGATCGTTGATCCAAAACCGATCAAAGCTTTAGCTAGATTTGACTGATTTGATTCTTCTTCTGCTGTTATTTTCGGTTCTCTTCCGGTTGAAGCCATTATCAACTGTCTTCCAGTTGATTGTGTTGGGTCTTCACCTCTTTCAGTGAGAAGGGTGGCGCCTCTGATGATCTCATTTGCGCCAGCTAATCTCTCAGGAGTCAACTTTGTTCTTGATGCCTTTTCCAATTCAGACTTAACTTGAGGTATACCAAGAGCTTCAATTCTAGCCGCAACATCACCCATTCTTGGTGTTTCAGATACTTCTTCTTCTGCTCTTGCCATTACTTTTTACCAGCCTGTTCTGCTGCTGAAATACCTGCTTCGATCTGTTTTTCACCTAATGCCTGTTGTGCTGCTGATGCTCTTTCCGCTGTATCCAATCCAGCAAAGCCAAACGTTGTGGCAAGCCGTCCGAATTGTTCTCTTTGCTCTTGTTGAATATTAAACAAAACCTTATCTTGTGTTTCTCCCCGAACTTGCTGACTAATTGCTTCAAAGGCCGCTTGTGCTGTTTGTTCTCTTCCAAACTCGCCCGCCTCTGCTCCTGTGACTGTTTGTTCAAATGCACCAAGAGCACGCCGCCTTTCAGCGATCTGTTGCAAAAAAACATCTCTTTCCAGTTGAGTTCTAGCCTGTTGAGCTTGAGTGATAACATCAGCTTGTTGTGCTGCTGCTAATCCACCACGTACCCCTTGAGCACCTAAAACGCCCCTAAGTTGTCTTAAGGCTGTTTGTTCGGTTCCACCTATTGCTCCGAGTGTTTGTTCTCTTAAGGCTTGCTGTTCTTCTGGTGAGAATCCACCAAGTTGTGCGCGGCGTCTAGCTACGATATCAGCAATGTCTTGTGATCTTCTCCCTGCTACAGCGGCCTGTTGTTCACGCGTTGTAACTTGTCCCAGTTCTTCTGCACCGGCTCTTTCTGCAATCTTTCTAAAACTGCCTTCAGCGAAGAATTCCTCTCCAAGTGCTTTTCCTCTTTCGATGCTTTCATCAACGGCAATCTGTTCTGGTGTCCTTGGATCTACTGGCATTTGTGGAGCAATGCTCGGTAATATTAATGGGTCAAATGTTGCCGCTAATGGATTTACAGCCATGCCAATTTACCTCCCAGGTTATAAATTTATCATTTTGATAAATTTTCTTCCCGCGTTTTGGCATGTGTTTGATCAAAATAGGCTCTTTTGCTGCTCTTGTCTGAAAAATAATCTTCCGAATTGGTTCCCCTACCGAGTTTATAATTTTCCTCGTTAAAAAACGATTGTTATGCACCCGGTCTATATATAGTCCTCTAATATACATGATACATTTACATAGTACATGATACATTAAAAATCCGACAAGCTCACCCCCTACAAAGCACATCTGGATTTTACACCGCTCAGAGTCAAGACCTCCCAGAAATACCTGTATTTTTGTATATGGAATATCAATCCCATCAATACTAATAAGCATAACCCCCGAAAGGTCCTGGTCATTGACATTATAATGAAACTCCCAAAATAAAGGCGCTAACAATAATTGATCCTCTGGATGCCTATATTGCCTAAATTCTACTTTAGAAAGATCACCGTTACAGTCGCTTCTGTTGCTCCTATATTCTTCAGAAACACAAAGTCGTTGTTCCATGCAGTATCTCCATCTACTACTTCGTTTGAATTACCAGCTACAATCAATCTTTGGGTCGGGACAATTGAGAGTTCATTTCTTATTGCAATCTCACTCCCCGATGCAATTGTCACAGTCGTTTGGAATGATTCAAAGTTGTCTGTAAACTCCATCTTTGTCAGACCTAATTGCAAGTCTCTTAATATCTTTCTAAGGTCTATACTTAAATAATCAATAACGTTTTGAATCTGAAGATCAAGACCTTTAAACTCTTTAAAACTAGTAAATTTCATCTCTTAAATTCCGGTCTAAATGGTAAGGCCATTTCTAACTCCCATCCGGTTAAAAGTACATTTTGTTGATCTTCTGAATTTTTAAAGATTACTCTTAAAGCTCTATTTCTGCCAATAGCTAATTTATGTTTTAAGGTAGGTTCCACCGGATCACCATAACCAGAAACACCATAAGGTCCCACTCCATAACCAACACCCTCAAACAATAAAGTAAACGATGATTGTACGGCGTCCTCTATAAAATTAATCTCTGTCTCAACATCCAACATTACCTCATTATTTGGGTTATCCTCTAATATGAAGACACGTAAAACTAAAAATCTCTTTAATAAAGAGGCTTCCCCTAAGAATTCCCATTGAGCTTTATATTCAAAATTAATAGGATCTGTGTTGTCTTGAAAATCAAAGGAATCATTTAAATTCATCTTTCTTAATAAGACATGATCTACTGCGACGTTAAATGAAGAAAATCTCCTTTCTGTCCAAAACAACCCGTCATCAAACTCGGTTATGCCTCCAGCCATATTAAGAGTATCCCACTCAAGCCATGCGTCTCTAGAATAGTCATGAGTAAATATCCTAGAATTTGAATTAGGGTGAACGTCTCCAGATGTAGTCGATTCAGCGGGTATAAATAAAATATATTTTTCATCCAATCTGTTGTTAATAGCAACCGATCTTTTAAGCTGTAGTTTTTCCTCATCTGATAATCCCTTTTCTTCAAAGACAGGATCTATCCTGCTCACTGTTGAGTTATTTTGAGCAGCACCTATGGGTTGTGGTAATTGACCACCTGTTATTTTTCTAGGCCCTAAATCAGACAAAAAGAAAAGAGATCCCCTAACTTCATCAATAGAAGCATGGGCCACACATCCTATGTCATTTGACACCTGGTCAACCCTAATATTTCCATTGGAAATGTCTCCACTTAATAAATGTATGGATTTTTTTTTGAAAATTATAAATACTTCATTGTTCGGAGCTATTCCGCTAATTACATCTCCTGCCACAGAGTTAACATCAAATTGATTTCCAAACGGAAAAAACTCAGGACTAAGGACATCTGAGAAAAATATTGTATTTTGGTTCTCAAGATTCCCACCTATTATGGCCTGATTTCTAAATGAAGAGATATACCGGCCTTTCGTTGGAGGTGATCTATCTGTTAAGGGTTCGATGAGTTGAGCACCAAGGGCAGAATCGATATTATCATCTCTAAAGACTTGCGTTGCAGAAAATGAATCATTAGGAATTTCATCAATCAAAAAAAAGGTTGTGGGAGTAGATCCAGATGACTTTGATCTATACAGAGCTATTCTTAAATTGTTTGAGACAACAGCGCTATCTGCAACCGTAACAGCAGCACCTGCTATTGTGATAGAGGTACTAGTGATTGATGTAATATTCCGTGTGACAAAATCACTCGTTACGGCATCAAAAAAATACGCACTATCTCCTGCCTTTAAAGTATGTAATCCACCCGACCCATCATCAACAGTGATAGTCGTCACTGTGACTTGTGCACCGTCTACAATTGCAGCATTTGTATTGAACCCACTTGATGCTAAAATGTTTGCCACTGTTACATCAAAGTCTTCAGCCGTGACATCTATCTCTCCTGATGTAGAAGTGAAAACATTTCCCTCTGTAACATTCCCAACCGCATCAATTTGAATATATTGTGCCTTATGTATATATTTTGTTCCCGTTATAGACCCAGCGCCAACCTTTGCCACAGTCAGAGAGGCAACACTTGGAACCCCTGCCCTATAGACAGTCTGTCCGTCATATTTTTGAACTTCATCATATCCATTTGAAAAAAACATAACGTTATTAATCTGAACAGATGAAACATTTTCAAAATCTGAGTCATTTTTATTTGTTTCAGATCCTATGAAAGGAGCGGTTACTGTTTTATTAACCTCCTCCCAGTTTCTCGCTTCATCTGAAAACGAACTAGAAGTTAAATCAAAGTTTCTCACTGTTTTAAGAAAAGCAGCCGGTGTTGTTGTAACTCCTGTTACCGTGGCCGTAAATCCAGTAAGCGCATCAATATCGATCTTTAAATCATCTATAGTTTTAATAGATGCTTCATCAAACCCCTTACCTAGTCCCTCATTTAAAACAATAGTCGAACCCTCTTGTATCTGACACACATATTCAGAGCTTGAGACATTAAAAAATATAGAGATAAAACTAGTCGGATCTCCACCTGAATAAGTTACAGAAAGTACCGACACATTTGACTTATGTAATCTATCTGAGATACTGAGTAGTTCGGAATCTTGTTTATTTGTATCAGGATCGATTCTTGAATAGGTAAATAGGCCGTGCCCTCCCTCATCAGGTGCATGAGCGTGGAATCCGGCTCGTTTTTCAATTGTTCCAGATTTTCTATATTGAGCATTAGTAATTCCACTGGCAAACTGTCCTAAGCGTGTAAGGTCGGATGACTTTAAATCCAATCCGAAATGATTGATGTATTTCTTTACTAATAAATGTTCTGCCATTTCTTCTCACAGTTAATCGTCTGTCAATAAAAATTGATCATCTAAAATTGTTATGTTTGCAACATCACCATCGGGTTGTTTGAATGAATTTATAATATCTTGTTCAATAACTTGTAATTCTTGTGTTTGCTCGATGGAATCATTTGAAGAATCTCTTTTTAAGATTTTCCAATTCATATAAGCAATGATGTATCTTTCTGCTATATTGGGAAGTTGAGAGTGCGTCGTTGACTCAGGACCGCGTACAGAAAAATTACCTGCTGATATCGTTTCCCCTGTTTCAAAGGTAAAATCCGGGTCAACCGTTACAACTCCAGTACTCGTTGAGATAGCTAGAATCTGAATCCGTCGCATCTGACAAAAACCGAATTTATCAATAATAGTGATCTCATCTTCTTCTAATAGAGCGGTGTCATCCAACAAGACAGAAGTATCTAGCGTTAGAGATGTTATTTTATTGGTTCCAGTATCTAAAACAGCACTTTTTACAGTTCCGCGTCTAACATCAAGTCTAGGAAGTCTCTTTTGATAAGTGATTCTTAATTTTGCACTTGTTGTATCTGATGTCGGCTCGATTAGAAACTCGTTTCCCCTTCTAATATAAAAACTAGGGTTGGATCTAATATCTGAAATTCTCTCAAATAATTCACCTTTCTTAAGGGAATAATAATCTTTAGTTAATCCTGTATGTGTGTATTCAATAAGCCTTATTCGAGAACCTAAGAAAGCGTCATCAGGAATAGGGAACGCCTCCACGCCTTGTGTTGCAGTTATTTCTTTTTCTGCTAAGAAGATGTCAGGGAAAATAGTATAAATTTGACTTTGTAATCTATCTTGCGCATCATTGGAATATTGAAGGAATTCTTCGTCACCTAATCCAGAAGCATCATTAAATTCTACATTTTCTGTTGCTCTTCTTGATTGAGTGATGAGCAGATCAATTCTTCTCATTCTCTTTGGGCTTTTCTCTTAAGTGTTGCGATGATAAGAGGAAGCTTTTCATTTCTTGGTGATTCTCTTCCTGCTTCAAAAGCACCTTGTTCACCTAATCCGAATTCCCTTAAAAAATCTATAGGGCTACCCCCTTCTTTTTGGATCATCGTTTTAAGTTCATTTAGCTTTTCAATTGCTTCATCTTTCACTGATTCACTTATTCCTGCCATATCAATCTCCTATAATAATGCACCCCGAAAACCCGAGATAAGATCTTTAAACGCAGTTTGTTGTCCAGTTTGAAGAGCCTGGATTCCTGCGGCTTGACGCTGAAAACCTTGTTGTTGACTTTCAAATAAGAATTGCCGTTTTTGTCTTTCTGATTCCTCAGCACTGGCAAATAGTCCACCGATAAGACCAACACCTGCTGTTATTCCTGCCCCAATTGGATCAAATGCCATGATATCCTCCTATTTAAAATCTACTTGCCATCCACCAAAGAAACTAGTCCCATCAAAATAAAGATCAATTATGTCTATTGCGTTATTTGCTGTAGACAATATCGGTGCCTGTCCCTGTGGCCATTTCACATTTCCGGGCCAGATTAAATTTCTAGGGGTTGCGCCTTGAGTTGCAAATATTTTATAACTTGCTCCTGTTGATGCGTTACTTAATGTTAATGTCACATCACCCGATGCTGAGTCAAGATCAATGTCTTGAGTGTTACCTAAATCAAAATCAAGAGTTTGAGTTGTTCCACCTGGGACTACTTGTGTGGCTTGAGTTACGCCATAGTTTTTAGATAATTTTCCTGTTGTTACTGCATTATCTTCAAGTCCTGCCGTTGGAATCTGACTACCATCTCCAGACCCAGTGTGTTTATGCTGAGATATTTTAGTCCAGGTTGTATTAAATACAGTCGTTCCCCAATTACGAGTACCGTTTGTCGGTATCGTGAGTTCAAGACCTAGATTTAAAACAGTAAAGGCCATTGTTTATCCTATTCTTGCAATCATAAAATAAGTTGTAAAAAAAGCCGTGTCATTACTTACATTTCCTGATCTATTATGTTCTATTCTTATATTAAATTCTTCTCCTGTTTTTACATCCAATGTACAACTACCCGCTGCGTCTGCTCTGTCAGTTCTTGCGGCATCCCATCTCTTTCTTCCTAATTCACGGATAACTGAACCATCTTTATAAAGACGATTCACCCAAACATTGCCAACAGCCCATGCAATAGACTCCGTAATTGTATGACAACTAAATTGATAGCGTCCAGATAAAGTACATCCCCAAACCCAACTAACACCAGTTGTGACAGCAGAATGAGTATCAGTGTTTTGCGAACCGAAATCCAATATAGTATCAGGACTACTTGGAATTGAAGTAGTCCCTGTTGCTGAATAATCTATCATTGGAAAAACCTCAGCACCCGTTGTTAAATAATTTCCGACAGTTATTTTATCTGGGTCGGTCCAGGTTCCAGTTGTTGGATTATTTACTCTTAATCTTCCAATTAATCTAACTGGCTTTGGAGCTAAAGCTGTCCCATAAAGACCATCATCATCTGATCCTACTCCTATAGCCGCAACAGTTTGCAAAATAGTATCATCAATAAGACCTGATGAAGTAACAGCCATTGAAATGGTTCCAGAGTTATCAACTAGATAAACAAAGACAAAATGATCTTGAGAATCTCTAAATCCCAACTCTGCTGTGCTTGGTATTGTGATACTTAAAGCAGCAGATATACTTCTGATGATATAGCTTCCATCTGTAGCCACGGGATCTCTCATCGCAACTCTTACCGGTGATCCGGGGGAGGGATCAGCTCCTGATCTATCTTTTAGAGCGATTGTCAATGCTCCTGTTGAAATAGATGTGGATAGACTTAAATTTGTTGCAGTAAATGTGTCATTAGCAGAGACTCCTGCTTCTAATCTAGTCCAGTTAGTTGTCGATCCGTTGTCATCTTTTGTATAGACTTCTCCTAAGGTTGTGGCATCTCTTATGAGAATAGAACCCCTTGGTGCATCTTTTGCAACAGAAGTGGGATCATCTGTGCTTGTTAATACTTTCCCCACACCATTTAAATCTAAGGCTGGCTTAAGTGCTTTAACTTCATTTCCTGAAAATATTACTGCTGGCATAAGTAGTCTCCTAGTGGGTTTCCCCAGTTATCCCATAAAGTTCATGGAAATATCACCCGCCGTGGGTGCTGCTGCCTCCAATGATCTTAAACTAATTCTTGTTGCTGCTGCAATAGCAACTTCAACCGTGTTATCTGATCCTGGTCCGTAAATAAAAGCTAACACTTCAGATGCAGCAGGGCCTGTATATACTCCCATGAAAGCACCAGAAGTATCCATTACTTGAACCTTCTCGGTTGCTGCTGCTGTGGAGGCAATCACTTCAACGAATGCTCCAGCCGAGCCATTAATGGTTGTTGCATCTACTAAAGGAGTATCTAAGAAATCAATGACATCGAGTCGGTTAAGATCAACGCTCCCAATAGTATTAGAGCCAGCAGGCAAAGCAGAAGCAATGTCAACGTCACCAATATTATTAGCTCCAGCGGGGAGTGATGCGACAATATCCACCTGTTGCTCCGACCCAGAAACAGTTCCTCCCAGGCTTGCCAAGTCGCTATTGTCAACAGTGACGCTACCACCACCATCGTCAACAGTAATACTATTCCCACCGTCTTGCATGTTAACGGCACTAGCTCCAGCTGCGTTATTAATTGTGACATCACCGATATCAGTACCAGATGTAAACTTTGTGTTCAATGTTGATAGTGTGGCTTCTGTAGCGGCACCAGCGGGTAAAGGTAAAGAAGCTGCTGATACTGGGACTGTTTGATCAGAAGCAATATTAACAGGAACAGACGCAGCAATTACCGCTGCACCTAAAGATGGTGTTTTCCCATCAATAGAGGAGGTATCACTGCCAATTGCTGCACCTGTTGCGTCAAGCATTAAAGTACCTGGATCAACGATGTCTACTTGCATCTCAGTACCAGATACAGCACCCGCTATTGTACCCGTATTTGTTCTGACAGTGCTATCAGCAGTTGAAGCTTCACCAGAGCCAGAAATGGCTAATAAATCAGTACCATCTCCAACCCTAACAGCATCATGATTAGCTCCAAGATGTGATAATTGAACTTCAAGGTTTAAATTCGCAGCATTTAAAACCATATCTCCTGAAAAATCAGTTAATTTTACAGGCAGAGGTCGGTTGTTTGCGGGTGTTCCTGTGTCTTCTATAACATTTTGATTAGATCCGTCTCGTAAGAACGTAACAACAGAAGAAAAACCACCACTTGATGTTAGGGTTTGCGAGATAGGACGCAGTATGTCGAATCCATCACCAATGCCTGGCGCAGTGTCTAATTCTTGGCCAAGTGTAATGGTATTGGTGTCAACAGCAATGACATCAATCTCTTTAGTTGCATGAGTACCAGAAGTAAATCTTAACCGATCTCCTTTTTGCGCAACGTGTGAAGTTGCTGTGATAATTTTAGCGGTTGTTCCTGCTTCAGTGAGATCTGATGCGATATTCTGAACAGAACTTAAATCTCTTACATCTAATGCGTGTTTGAGAAAACCAGTAGGGGAAACGGTTGAAAACTCAAGATCAGAACGATCTTCTTTATGTTGACTTGGATAACCTGAAATCCCTGGCATGTTCTCTCCCCGTACTTAAGTCGGATCTATGTAGTACTCTTAAAAGTATAAATAAAAATTAAAGATTATCAATCTCTTTTTTATTCTTCTAAGGGATCGCGCGTCATGGACACAAATATTAGACTATTCACTCCAAAATAAATACTGAGCTGTTGTATCCCCACCTTGTGATTGTAGTTTTATTTCAACCCCTGGCCTTAAAATTAAAACAGGAGATGTTTCCGAAATCTGTAAAACCCAATAATCACTTGCGGCATCAGTAGAAAAATTAAAACGCATAATGTTAGATCCTACATTTTGAATCACTAAAAAAGAAGCGTCCAAGGGAACCGTAAAGGTTTTTCCAGATGTTGTTACTGTACTTCTTTTGATCTTTTGACCGTTTTTTTTACTGGGTTTTGTGGGGTTACTTGATCTTGCTGATGGTCTTGTTTCATCTGCCATTTATGTCTCCACCAATAATTTTGCATATCCACTCATATAAAGAGAACCTGCTTCACCATTTGACAAACAAATAGCTATTTTTTTAGTGCCATCACCAGTTAATGCATTACCAGCCCCATCGGTTGTAAATTTTTGTTTAGTTATTCTTGATCCCTTAATCGTCCACACGGGTTCTTCGTTTGCAGTATTGTAATCCCAAAGAATAGACACAACGCTGTTACTAGTAAATGCTGCGTCACCCTCAAACTCAACCACTGTTATTTTTGCTCCGGTTGGTGGTGTATAGGTATTTGCTTCTTCTGTTGATCCTGCAACCTCTTTACTTCTATATAATGTTATGTATTGTGCACCCATTTATACTCCTGAAATACTTACTAAACCCGCTTTAAACTTCTTTGAACCCGTTGTTCTTCTGATTTGTACTGTTACATTAGAATCATAAGTCATTGGATAACCGACCGGACCCTCCCAATAAAATGTATTTTCATTAAATTCTAATCCTAGAAATTGCGGTTCCCGTTGATTTGATGAATCATAATTGTACCTTACAGGTAAATCCATGTCTTCAGTGTCTAGTGTGAATATTGTTACACTATCCACAATTAATTTAACTTCCCATTCTTTTGTTGCAGCTTCTAATGTAACCAAAAATCCAAACAATAGACCGTCTCCATTTTCATTATAAACATCGGTAAAAGTAGTTGATACGGCGGCATCTCTCGCTATTCCTCCATTTGCAACATTCATATCTCTATATCTAAGAGCGTTATCAACAGAAGGGATTGCTCCAGGTGTTCCCCCGATTGTCACGGAATTCACATCAAATCTATTGTTTG